CCCGCACGACCTGCTCCGTCACTTCGACCGGCATCCAGCGCGTCACCTCATGCCACGCCTTCGCTGGCCCCTGCAGCAGCCGCGTAACGACTGCGGTGCCGCTGACGAGCTCCAGGTCGTAGACGCCCTCATCCCACGTGTAATCGTCCGTGCTGGTGGCAGGCGCCACGAGCTGGATGGTGCCCGCCGCGCCGCCGAGGACGATGCCGCTGCCGGCCACCAGCGTTGTCGTCAGCTCCAGCAGGATCGCCACGGCATCGACCGACTCCCGGACCTGGAGGCGTGCCGTGTAGCCCGTCAGGTCGACGGGGTTCCCCGCAGAGTCCTTCCAGGTGAATGTGATATCGAGGGTGGCGCCCTTGTAGATGTTGAGGGTGTACTGTCCCGGTGTCGTCATCTATTTCTCCAGTGTCCGCTGCCAGCCGCGCGATTCAGACATCAAAACAGCAGTGGCTCCGCGTTCCATGTAGCATAGCGGGCGTTCTCGGTGCCCGAAAAGACAACATCTTCGGCACCCGACAGCCCAACGCCCTGGGCCGTAGCGAGTTGGCTTTCGTCACTCACTGCGCTGAAAAGGTTAGCGGCAGATGCGACCTTCTGGGCGCGATAGAGCAGAATGTTTCCGTGGGCCTCGACCTCAAGGATGTATGTATCACCGTTACTGGTGGCGGCGGCAAAGCTGTTGACCTCTGTTGGGGTTCCTGCGATCATCTTCATCAGCGAGATTTTGCTGTTCACGATGTCCACATGCCATGACCAGAAGTTGTTGACATCCTGAATCCGGAAGGCGATACCGGGTCCCGAAGCCGTAGCGACCACCACCCCCAGCCGCACCCGGTAGTTGGGCGAACCCGCTCCCAGCTTCGCGATGTTCCAGACATTGGCCGCTGGCGTGGGGATGTAAGCTGCATTGCCACTGATGCCCCATGTGCCGTTGAGCGCGCTCCAGGCGGGCGTCCCAGGGCCTTCACTATTGCCGAGGGTCGTTGCGCTATCGGCACGGGTGAACGAATCGTAGCGGGGAAGAAGCGCGTCGTATAGGTAGTTTTCATTGTCCCGGACGTGGGTGTTCATCATGGCCGCCGTGACCAGCTCGCCCGTCGTCCAGGTGCGCGGAGTCGTCCAGGCCAACTAGATTACCCCCGCCCTGTGGCTCTCTCGGCGCAGATCGGCCACGCTCTCACTGCTCAGCCAATTCCGGTTCTCCGCCAGCGGTCGCTTCAGCAGCTCGGCCTCGATGGCGGCTCGCTCCGGCGGCCACTGGATGGGCAGCCAGCGCCCATCGAACGCCTCGTTGTAGCAGCTCAGGCAGTAGAACCACGGCTCCTCCGGGTCCGCGTTCTCCGCGCCGGTGCAGGCTGGGCAGCGGACTATCCACCGTCCGTGATTCACCTCGGGGGCGAGGATGGGGCCGCTGGCCTCCCCTGTCGGCATGGCAAAGGCGCCCCTACGCTGCGATTGGACGAGGGCGACGAACTCCCGCGCGCCCACAGCGGGCAGGCCGGGGCCGCGCGACTGGAGATCGCGCAGGGTAACGATTCTATCCTCCATCTCAGTAAGCCATCTTCGTACCGATACCCAGGAGCGACGTCCCCAGCACCCAGTAGCCGCCGTCACCCGTCGTCGGTGAACAGAGGAACGTGGTAACGTGCGGACCCCCGACCTGCCACCTGTGGGCTATGCCTTCGACGAAGAAGTCCTCGTTGATGCCGAGCTGCGTCTTGCTCCCGGTGGCGACGATGGTGATGCGGTCGCTGATCTTGCGGCTGAAGGCCTCGCTGAGCAAGGCCGAGAACTTGTTGGCGGGAAGGGCCATCTCCAACATGGCCAGCGGATCCTTGTAGCGGGCAACCACGTAAGCGGCAATGTCGCGGGCGTCGTTCGTGTTCGCGAACCACGGGCCGGCGAGGCGGTGGGTCCGTGTGCCGTACTTGGCCTGCGATGCCGTATCCTCCTCGACGATTACGGTCGCGTCCTGCCTTGTCGCTGGCGTGCCGCGGGCCTGGACTAGCGTCAGCGTCGCCGTACTAGAGCCGTTGTTCGTGACGGCGATCTTCATGGAGCGGGCGAACTTTGTGGCGACGATGGCGATGCTGCTATTCGGCACGCCCGAAACGGTGATGTCAGTCCCTACAGCCGGCGTTGTCCAGGCGCTGACATAGGCGCCGGTGGAATCGGCCGGGCCGGGGTATATGGCCCACCAGGTGCGCGTCTCGGCCGGGGCCAGCACTGGCGTTTCACCCGTGAGCGTCCAGAGCACCGCCAGACCGCCGACGCTGTAGGGCTGCACTGTCGCCCTGGCCTCGTTGAAAATCTCGCGCAGCGGGTCTTCCTCGGTTATGGAGGCGTAGCCGAGCGTGGCAGCGGCCGCGTCGCTGAGAGTAGCCTGCGAGGTCAGGTGGTCGCTCTTCAGACGGTGGTGGCGGTCCTCATAGACTAGCTTGCCGTCCTCGCCCTCATAGAAGAAGCCGAGCTCGGTCTCTTCGATCTCGCGCACCGCCTCCAGGGCGTCCTTATCCTCCACGAACCAGGGCCCGGTGACGGTCTGCCCGGTGTCGATGGTGCGGTCACCCGCGCCCCAGCCGGCATCGTCCAGCACGGTGCCGACGAGGGTGCCGCTGGCGGCGCCGCCGCTGCCCGGCGGGTTTACCCGCTTACCGTTCAGCTTGCCTATCGGCCCGATGGCCTCCAGGATCGCCCGGGAAAGGTTGACGGGGCTCAGCGTCTCTGGGCCGATGCGGTCCAGGTATCCCGTCCAGAGGTTGGCGGCGACGGGGGCCGTGCTCCGCAGGCGCACTTTGCGGCCGGGCAGCAGGTTGCCGGCCAGGGGCGAGCCCGTGTTGAACGGGCTGTATTTTCCCGTAGTGTTCAGGAGAGTCGCGCGCAGCCGCCCGGCGACCGCCCGGCCGGTGAGCTGGCTGGCGAAGTCGCGGCCCCGGCCCGTCTCGAAGTCGATCATGTCCGCCGTGATGTCCTCGTTTGCGTCGCCGAAGTCGCCGTCGCCGTTCCAGTCCACTTCGAGCACGTAGGCTGCCGTCGTCATCTAGGGCGTCACCAAGACGCCGCGGAAGCCGCCCTGGCGGGCGGCGTCGCGGATGATCTGCTTCACACGCTGCTCGAAGTCCAGGAGGCCGTAGACCGGGGCGTTGAATGCGACGGTAATGCCGCCACCACCGCCACCGCGCGGCACGCGGTCCAGCGGGATGACGGCTTCGCCGCGGCTGCCGCCGTGCAGGATCGCCGGCATCACCACGCCGGGGGGGATGATGCCGCCGTGCTGGAAGCTGCCCCAGAAACGGGTGCTGATGCCGAGCTGGCTGGAGACCACCTTGATCCGCTCCAGGGCGGCGGCCGCCAGCCAGAACTCGGGGTCGACATCCGCGAGGATGTTGACGCGCTTCTCCTCCGGCAGCGCGTTCAGGGCACCGATGACGTTCTTCTGCCACTCCTCGTTGAAGCGGGAGGTCGCCGCCACCACATTACTGATCGCCTCCGTCGCGGCCTCCCGCATGATGCCGGGCATCACCTGCTGCAGTGTCGTGGCCGCCGCGATGGGATCGTCCCTGAACCACTGCGCGAAGTCGGCAGCGAACGCCGGCCCCTGACTGCGCACGACGGCCACAATGTCGGCGACGCCGCGCACGTGCTGCCCCACCAGGGCGTCCATGATCGTCTGCAGGTTCCCCTCCATCGCGGAGTAGTCCTGCCCCAGATCGGAGAGCCGTTGCTGCCAGTCGGTGAAGCTCTCATCCACCTCCGGCAGCACGTCGCTCAGGCCCTCCTGGATGCCCGATGTGAAGTCCTTGAACAGCTCACTCGTCTTGCCCAGCTCCGCTCCAAGGCCAGCCAGGGCGGGCGTGGCCTCGTGCGCCAGTGCCAACCCCATCTCCACCGCCTGGCCCTTCATGCGCTCGATTTCGTGAGCAGTCTCACCCGATGTAATCCCCGCATTCCCGACCTCTTCATTGAGCCCCCTGAGCGAGCCAATCGTGGTGCGCTGAAGATCGACCCAAGCCTGAGCTGGCACGGACGCGAGATCGAGTGCCTCCGTGACGATGCTGAGGCCAGTGACAATGCCGGGCAGCGACTTGGACCCCAGCTCCTCCAGCTCCACGTTCAGGTCGTTCATCGCCTTCTGCAGCTTGAACTGGGCCGTGCTGGAGACCTCCTCGAAGCCGCGTTCCAGGTTCCCCGTGGCGATGCCCATGTTGCCCAGAATCTCCGTGTAGGCTTCGCCCTGGACTCCTGCCGTCGCCAGCACGTTGGTCAGGCCGCGCACGTCGGGGAACAGCGTGGAGATCGCCTCCTCGTTGCCCTGGAAGCGGGCTATCAAGTCCTGGAGTACGGCGGCGAGCCCCTTCTCTCGAACTTGCTCCCGGATCTGCTGCATCGACAGGCCCACGCCCGCCAGCAGCTCCTTCGCCTCCTCCGACGGCTTCAGGAGCTGCGTCATCACGCCCCGCAGGCCGGTCGCGGCCTCCTCAGCCGACACGCCCAGCCGCGTGAAGGTGGCCATGTTGGCGGCCACCTCCTCGAACGAGATGCCCATCTGCGAGGCGATGGGCACGACCCGCCCCAGGACGCCGCTGAAGGCGTCCGCCTCCGCCTTGCCGTCCTTGACCGCCTGCATCAGCACGTCGGTCACGCGCCCGGCCTGCCCCGCCTCCATCTGATAGGCGTTGAGGACCGTCGTCAGGGCGTCGGCGACGACCGCCGTGTCGCCCAGGCCAACGGTGGAGGCCTTGGCCGCAATCTTCAGCACGTCGGCGGCGTCGCTGGCGTCCGTGATGCCGGAGGACAGGATGAAGTAGGCGCCGGCCCCGAGCTCCTTCGAGGACTTGGGCAGGCTCTTCTGCATCTCCCGGATCGAGCCCTTCAGGAGATCCGTATCCTCGCTCGTGGCTCCCGTCAGGGCGCGTATCTGAGCCATCTGCGCCTCGTAGGCAGCGGCGGCGCCGATGGAGTTGACGATGACTTCCTTGGCGCCGAGCATCGCCCCCGCCATGCCGCCGAAGCCCAACGCAGCAGCCGCCCCCGTCTTGACCATCGAGCCCAGGCTCACCTGCGCCTTGCCCAAGGGGCCCGACATCTCGTCGCGCCCCCGGAGGATGATCTCCAGTACCGCCGGCATCTACCGCTCCCGCTGCTGTTCCTGCTCTTTGGCCAAACCGGCTCGCTCATCCTTCGTCGCCGGTGCCGGTCCATAGCGCCGAAGCGAGCGCTCCACGCAGTTCTCCACGATCCCCGCCGGCACCTTCCCCTTGATCACAGCCGCGTCCAGCAGTGACCGCTCGAATCTGCGCGCGGCCACGGTAACAGCCTTCCAGGCGATCTCGGACAGCCGCTCCTCCAGCTTCGCCACATCGAGCCGCTCCGATAGCACCCGCGCCAGCACCAGGCCGCTCTCGCCATCCAGGAAGCGGTATGGCTGCCCCTTGCCAGCCAGCCCGTCGGCGATGCCGTGGAAGCTGTCCCACAGCGCGCTCTCCTCCCGCGACAGCGCTTCCTTCGCCGCCTTCAGTTCGACCAGCTGCGCCACGATGCCGTTGATCGCCCGCTCGGCTTTTGTCATCTACCCCGCTCCTGCTCGCTTTCCCTGATCTGCTTCACGATCTCGTCCTCTACCTCCAGCATCTCGGCCTCTTCCGCCAGCTCGTCTTCAGGCACGTCAATCAGCGTCCACGGCGGCACGTTGTACGCCTTGGCACACCGCCTGACCGCCCAGAGCGTGTAGCCTACGCCCGGGCCTCCTCCGTCTCCTCCTCCGGCGTCGTCGGGGAAGCCGTGGAATCGGGCGATCCCGTCGTCGATGAGCCGCTCCCTAAAGGGGTTGGCATGGCTCCCTCCTGGATCACCCGCGTCCGCACCCTGAGCATCGCCGCCACCAGGTCGCCGGGGATGGACTCGAACCCCGCCGCGCTGTGCGGGATGCGCTTGCCCTCATCGTCGTACAGCCGCCAACCCGGGAAGAGCTGCAGCAGTATCTCCTCCGCCTCACTGTCCGGCGACTTCTTGTTCAGCCCGAAGTAGCGCTTTATCAGCCGCGGCGGCGCGTTCGTACGCACGTCGATCTCGAAGCCGGGGTAGCCCTCGTCGTCCAACCTCGCCGTGACCGTCTTGACCGGCATCTTCGGAGCCTTCGCCGCCGTCATAAAGCCTCGCACATGGCAGGGCAACCCTCCGAACTACGTCCGTACTGACTGCCCGAAGGGTCATCCATACGCTGGCCAGAACCTCATAAGGGCACGCGGTCGCCGCATCTGCCGAGTCTGCAAGAACGCGCGCTGGCGGCGATGGCGTGGCGTGCCAATCACGATCACACGCTGGCGGCGATGGCGTGGCGTGCCAATCACGATCACACCTCTGTGACGGCGCCAGTCGTCTGCAGGACTACCTCCACCATGTGGAGGGCGCCCTTGCTGGGCTTCCGGCCGTAGCGCGTCAGGAACGTCTCCACGCTGCTCGTCTTGCCGGACTTCCAGGTGATCAGCAGGGTGCTGCTGGTCGCCAGCCCGACCAAGGCTTGACATATCCCGTTCAGGCTGGTCGCGGTGTCGTCGTACGGCCCCCGCAGCGTGACCTGGCCGGCCCGCTTCAAGCCGACGGGCGCGTGCGCCTCATCGTCGTCCCCGGCCGCCGTCACGTCCTGGGTGACGACCTCACGCTCCAGGCCGTCGATCTCGGTGACGTACGCGCTGATATCCGTCGGCGTGCCGCCGGAGTTGTCCAGGCTCACCGCCAGGACATCCCACCCAACTCTCGCCACTTCTTCTTACCTCCTCCTGAAATGCCGAGCCCCCCGACCGTCTGGCCAGGGGGCTCGTTTCTACCCGTTACCGTGTAGGCTTATCCGCGCGCGAACCCAACGACGAACGTTACCGATTGGCCCGCTCCCGCGCCGCCGTAGGCCCAGGACGAAGCGAGATGACGGTTGACAGTTCCCGCCACCGTCTTCCGCTCCCCCGTCGGTGCCGCAGTAACCACCGTGAACGCGATCAGGTCCGCGTATGTGATATCGTCCGCGGAGTGCCGGATCTTCAGCGCGACGTTCGTGTAGCCGCCGAGCGTGAGCTGGGAGACCTCGGCGTAACCGGCGCCGCCGTTTGCGCTCGACGCGAGGTTGTCCACGGAGCTGGCGCCCTCGGTGTTGCCGGCCGCCGTCTCCTGCGTGTGGGCGTGCAGGATGATGCCTTCCTCGACCGGCCCCGTCACCTGGTAGTCCGCCTCCGCCTTGTGCAGCGTCCCCTTGCTGGCGATCCGGCGGTACTTCGTGGTGATCGCCCCGGCCCAGCCGATGAACTTCTTGCCAATCGTGTTGCCCTCCAGGGCGATTGCCGCCGTCCTCTGCGCCAGCGCCACCAGGTGATCGTGCACCGAGTTGGCGGCGTCGTCGAAGAAGCCGCGCTGGCTCAGCGTGCCGCGCTTGAGGCCCACCGGGGCCCATGCCTCGTCGCTGTCACCGAGGGTCGTGTTGTCTTCGAGGACCACCTCCCTGCCGCTGTCCACCTCCGTCAGCGTGCTGAGGATGCTCCGGCCGTCGAACAGCGCGAAGCCGACGTCGGGACTACCCTTGCGCGTCATCTGCCACCACCTCCTCGATCAGCCCCTGCTCCAGCAGCCAGGGCACGCTAACGGCCGGGATGTCCTTCACGACCCGCCCCGCTCGCACCTCCTTCAGCCCTCGCTCCTCGTAGGGGATGCTCTCGCCCGCCTGGATGCGCCGCACGATCTCCGTGTCCGTCGGGTACGAGATGCCGGTCAGTACCCGATATCGTCGCCTGGGAGCCATTCCACTCTTCGCTCTCGCCATCACAAACTCCTCTTACGGGGCCACTACTTCAAAGCCGATCAGGAAGTCCTGCCCGGTGAAGTCCTTGCCCCCATAGACGAACCCGCTCGGCTGCTCCCAGCGGAACGATGAGATCACGCCGTGGCCGCCGAGGCCGGACTCCGTCTTGAACGCCGCTATCGTCGCCGCCCGGAACGCCCGCACCAGCCTGGCCGCCCGGTCCAGGTCTGAGTCGTACACCAGCAGCCGGCAGCGCTCCGTGTGCCTCTCCTCGGTCGCCGCCCCGCCAACAAACCAGTCCACATCGCCGGTGGAGCCGTAGAGGATGAAGCAGGGCACGTCCCCCACCGTCGCTGGCGGGTCCTCGTAGACCTTCTTGATCGCCAAGCGGTCCGGCTCCGTGATCCTCACGGCCGCCAGCACCGTCGCTATGCGGGCCCGCGCGTCTTCGTAAGCCATCTACGCCGCCCGTCTTCCCCACTTACTCTCGATCTCGCGCTCCACCTTCCGCATCAGCTCCGGCAGCTTCTTCAGCAGCGCCTCCGAGGCCCCTTCCAGGAAGAACACGCCCTTCGTGCCTCGTGCGGCAATCGCCATCTGAACGGCCCTTGGGTTGGCCTGGAAGCCGTGCGACTTCAGCCAGGCCTTTATCCTGTTGATCGATGGCGGCTTGCCCGGCCGTCGGCCGTAGTTCACCGTCGGCGCCAGGCCGCCCAGCGATGACCGCATGCCGTGGCCCCGCCCGATGATGCCCACGCGGGCATGGAGCGCCACGCCGCCACCGCTCAGCTCGTAGGTCACGGCCTCGGCCAGCGTCCCTTTGTCTGCGGCGTGGGGCTTCGCCCGCTTCGCCATCTCCTCCCGGCCGAACTTCGCCGCCTCCTCGAACAGCGGCCGCACAGACTCCGGCACCTGCCGGAGCTGCGCCGCTATCGCCTCCCCGCCGATCACCGTGACCGACACGCCCCGCCCCGCCATCAGACGAACAGCCTCCTGCGTCCGTATTCGGCCTTGATTCGCTGGATGATGCTGAACGCGACCGGCGAAAGGTTGATGCCGGCGTCGATGTTCTGGAGGCTCAGCGTGAAGCCGGACCCCTCCAGGTCCCGCAGCTCCCTCGTGACAAGGATCGTCGCTTCCTTGATCGCCGGTGGCACGCTCGGCCAGCCGAACTTCGCCGTGACCTGCACCTTCCGTTGCCCGTCCGGCCAGACATTCAGCACGCTGTTGGCTGGCACGATGTCCAGGAAGCGGTAGGGCGACGCCTCCGGCCCCAGGGCGGCGTTGGCTGGCCCGATCCAGTAGTGCGTGTCCTTCGTCAGCGTCTCCGTCGCACCGGTGAAGGCGTAGTCGTCGTCCAGGTCGGCTTTGACGATCAGCCCCGTCACCGTCGCCACATCGTCTATGTATAGCCGCGTCAGGCCGTTGCCCTCGTACAGCCGCACGACGACCGCTGCGTCGATCCCGAAGAAGCGCTCGCACTCACGGTCGATGAGGCGCGAGACGGCCTTGAGTAGGTCGAGGATCGTCGCGTCATCGCCCGTGTCACCCTTGACTGTCCGCTCGCGGAACTCGGGTGCGGAAGCGTACGCGTCTGCGACGGCCATCTACGGACTAGCCCTTCGCTCTCTTGGTGCGCCGCTTGCGGACGGCCTTGTCCTCCGGCGGCCCCTCTACCGCCTTCTCCTCCGCGCCGCTGTCCGACTCGCCCTCTGGCTGCTCGCCACCTTCGGGCTCCGCCGTGGCCTCGGCGTCAGAAACCTCCCCTTCGGCGGAGCCCTCGGGCTCCCCCCGCTCGATCTCCTCGGGCGCAGCCTCCACCTCCGGCTCCAGGCTCGGGTCGAGTTCGAAGTGCTCGAACTCCTCCCGCGATAGCTCATGCCCCGGCGTGCAGTAGAGGAAGGCCGCGTCGGGGTGCCCTTCCGGCACAAGCCGCGTGCCATCGGCCGTCCTGTAGAGCCGCGCGTCCACCTTCACCTTCGGCGACGGCGCCTCCTGGTTGATATAGCTGATCTTCATCGCCATGTTTCCGAACCTCCTGCTTTAGCCGGCCTTCGCGATCCCGACCACGGTGGCGGTGCCGGGCGTGTCCGCCACGGTCGACTTGATCTTCACGCGGTAGTAGCGGTACGGGGCCTGGGCCACCGCGTAGAAGCTCTTCCCTGCAGCCGCCACAGCCGCCTCCGCCTGCACTATCTGCTCATCGCTGTAATCGGCCGCATTTGCCCCGAAGACCGTCCAGTCCACCGAGGCGGTGATGACCTTGATCGTGTAGGCCAGCGACTTCCACGGCCCGGTATCGATGGCCGCCAGCGCCACCAGCGAGTTGGTGCTCGCCAGCCCCGCCGGGGCCACCGTCTCGAAGTTGTCAGTCGTTACCGGCATACCGTCCTCCCGCCTTTTACGTCTGGAGCAGTTCGAGCACGACCGGCACGCTGTTCAGGGCCGAGTTGAGATCAGCCGTGTTGCTCTCAAGGGTCGTGGCGTTGAACGCGACGGTCGGCGCCGTCCCTTCGAGCACGTTGTCCAAGAAGGCCGCTCTGACCGTGTTCCGGGCCAGGCGGTGGCCGATGCCCACCACGTCGCCGAAGCCGATGGCCGTGGTCGCACCGGTGCCGTCGTGGGCGGGGATCGTGACCGACGTCACCGTCTTGAACGCCTTCGCCCCGGCTACGGTGCCCGCAGTGTTCACCGTGAACGCGGGTAGCGTCTCCGTGATCGCCTGGTCTTCGGCGTTCGTCCCCGCGATGATGACCTGAATCGCCTTGATATCGGCCGCAGTCCCGCCCGCTGTCGCCGTGATGTTGCGCGGCACCTCGGGCGTGTTCAGCCCGGTCGTGATGACCTGCTGAACGCCCGTGTCCGTCACCGCCGCCAGGATGCCAGCGGTGGCCGCTACGGCCGGCGCCCCCGCCGCCCCGATGGATGTCGTGGCGCCGGTGCCGTCGTGCGCCGGTATCGTCACGGACGTCACCGTCGAGAAGACCTGGACGCCCGTCACCGTGCCGGCGGTGTTCACCGTGAACGCGGGAAGGACTTCTGTCACTGCTTCACCCTTCGCACCAAGGCCGACGATGGTCACCGTGATCGCCTTAATATCCGCCGCTGTGCCCCCGGCCGTCGCCGTGATGCGCCGCGGCCGGTCCAGCGAGCTGATGCCCGTCGTGATCACTTGCTGCGCGCCGGTATCCGTCACCGCCGCCAGGATCGCCGCCACGCCCAGGGCCGATGCCCCGATGGTGTCGGCCATGACGTTCTGCCGGGAGCCCGGTAGCACCACGCCGCCCTCGATGATGGCAGCGCGCGCCAGTGCCAGGATGAACCAGAGGAGCGCGCCCAGGCCGAGAGCCTTCATCGCCTTGTTCATATCCGTTTCCCTTCCTCCTTGCCCCCTGATGCCGGGGGGGGGCAACCCCCTGCGGGTCGCCCCCTTTTTGCGAGATCAGGTCAGGCGGTTGTTAGATGCCCGTGACGGAGCAGAACGCCGCCGCGCGGTAGACCACGAACGCGGTCCGCAGGCCGGCGCGGATCGTCTTCTCGCCTTCCTTGAACTGATC